CAAGGTTTAGAGTTGGCACAGATTTTCCAGATGATGCAGGAGCAAGGAGATCCTCTTTTTAAGGAAATTGGATACGATATAGATCAATCTTTGCAAAATGGGCAGGAATTTTCTAAGGTTGTTCAGAGCTATCCCTTCTTTAGAAAGGAGTTGGGATTAATCATTGAATATGGAGAGGTTAAATCCAAGTTGGGAAGCGAATTGGAAATCTATGCGGAAAAAACTTGGGAATCCTTCTTTACTCGAGTCAATCGGACCATGAACCTTGTTCAACCACTGGTCTTTATTTTTGTAGCCCTGCTAATCGTTTTATTGTATGCAGCTATGTTGCTGCCAATGTATCAAAATATGGAGGTAAATTTTTAGATGAAAAAAATGATGATGAAATTAAAAGAAACGAAGGTAAAAGCTTTTACACTGGTAGAAATGAGGGATAGTAAAATTCTTTAAATTCTCCACAAAATTTTGATACATTCAGCCGTAACCTGCACCTTACTAATCAGTGACCGTACCACGCTTGCTTGCATCTCGTAGTCCATTTTGTAAATATCATCTTTTTCCAGAATTTTACGCATATCCTCTTTCTTTTCTTCACGTTTAAGCGCTGGATCGTTTTCCAACTCATTTTCCAACCTTGAGCGCATTTCTAGGAACTCAGCCGATTTTCCTTGTAGTTGCTCTAGCGTTATGCGATTGTCAATATAAAGGTCGTTTAACCTGCTTATTTTGCCCGTCAGCTCGTTTATTTGCCTTTGGTAAGCCTTTCGATCTATCTCGTCTTTCTTCGTCTTAAATAGCCCCTCAAAGCTCTCTTTATCGACTTGTAGCTTACTTATTTCTTGCAAGACATAAGCCTCAAGGTCATCCTTATAGTAAAAGCCTGAGTCACATTTTTTGTTATCGTTGTATGTAGTGACCCCTCTCAATTTCCTAGGGTGTCTTTGGTGGCACTCGTATTTTACAAATCTAGTGCCATCTTTCCTCTTAACACCCATTATGATTTTCAAGGGAGCTAGACAGTATCCGCATTGGCCAATACCTGAAAGCATATACTTTGCCTGGAATGGCCGAGGATTTAAGTTTTCAAGCGCTGTTCTTTGTCTGATTTTTAGTTCTTCCTGTGTCTTGTCATAGGTTTCTTTTGAGATAATAGGCTCATGATTGCCCTTGTAGACTTCTCCCAGGTATTGATTGTATCCACAGTAGACAGGGTTATCTAATATCACTCTGACCGCTCTGTAGTTCCACGGTATCGGTTTTGGGTATTTCTCATTAAGGTCATCTCTTAACTTAGTGATCGACCTACCTGATAGATAGCTCTCAAAGATGAATTTGACAGCTAGTGACTGGACTGGGTTGATGGTCACAGTTCCAGTTTCTTTGTGATAGTCGTAGCCGTAGGATGTCTTAGCCCACATCATGGATTTTCCAGCCTTAGCACGTCCTAACTTACCAAGTTGCATTCTTTCCTTGATTTGTTCCCTCTCTAGCTGAGCGAACACGGCCAATAGTCCAATCATGGCTTTACCGAATGGAGTAGAAGTGTCAAAGTTTTCTTGAAGACTTAAAAACTCGATGCCGTTTTTTATAAAGACTTCCTCGATTAAATAGAGCGTATCTTTCTGACTTCGACTTAATCGGTCTAATTTATAAACCAGGACTGTATCAAATTTCTTTTTTTGAGCATCTTTTATCAGTTGTTCGATTGCTGGACGGTTTGTATTGGATCCTGAAAATCCACCATCAGTGTAGACCTTGTAGACACTCCAGTCTTTGATTTTGCAGTAGGCTTCCAGTTTGTCTTTTTGTTCCTCGATTGAGTATCCTTCCTCTGCCTGGGAAGTGGTAGACACTCTGACATATATTGCCACCTTATTCGTTGTTTTCATTGCTTTTATACCCCCTTTTTGATAAAATGGGTATAGTAAAACGGGACATTTAATGCCTTTTACTATACTGCTACCTCACGCTCAGAGTCGCCAAACTTTTGAGAGCGTGGGGCTTTTTTTAGTTTAATAAAGCCTGATATTCTTCCATGATCATTACTTCATCAGTAGTGGTTTTTAAATTATAAAATTTCATGAAGTCAAGATAATTAAAATCTGACGGATCGTCTAATTCTTCTAACGCATCCACTAATAGATGATGTATCATGTTTCTATTAGCCTCATTTTCGCACCTTATAAGTGCGTTTTGGTATTCTCTTTCAGTGTGGTCTATGTGACCAAGTTCATGAAGAATTACTTGCTTTTGTTTATCTGGACTAAGGTCTTTGCTGACGAATACTACTTTGATTTCATCAATGTAAATCCCGTTCCTGTTCCAGATGTCTTTATCAAAGTATTCAACACGCACGCCATATTTAGCACAAATTTCATTGATGCTCATTTTCTACCACTCAAGTATATTTCTATAATGTTTTGAATGGCTTCAATATCATCTTCATTTAACGGCTTACCGTCAAAAGTTTTAGCATTTTCTGCCATTTTTCGTAGGTCTGAAGTGGTATATTCTTTCTCAACTACACTTTCACGTTCTCTTGGAACGTCATAACCCATAAGCCATGCTTCAGATACATCAAAAGTCAAAGCTAGTAAAGATAGTTTCTTTTGGTCTGGTGCTTGAACACCATTCACATATTGAGATAAAGCACTTTTTCCAAGTTGTACTCCCAACTTTTCTTGAAACTTCTTTGAATTGTTGATTATATCTACTTGCTTCCAGTTTCTTTCGGCCATTAACTGATTTAGCCTATCAGATGTTTCATATTTTCTCATTGCGTTCATCTCCTTATCTCTACTATATTATAACACATAAAACGAAAAATAAAAATAAAAAAGTTCAACAAAAATGAAAAAAGTTCTTGACAAAGTTCACGGAGCATGATATACTTAATACATAAAAAGTTCATGAAACATGAACATAGAAAGGAGAATATATGAGTAACGATTATTCAAAATTGTTAGGACGAATTACTGAAAAATTCGGAACGCAAGCAGAATTTGCTAATGCTATGGGCGTATCTGAACGCAGTATCTCGTTGAAGTTGAATAACAAGGTATCTTGGAAAGATAACGAAATTTCAAAAGCAGTTGAAATTTTAGAAGTTAATCCAAAAGATATTCCAGCTTATTTTTTTAAATATAAAGTTCACGAAGCATGAACATAGAAAGGAGCAAACATGAACGAACTAGGACTAATTATAGTAACAAGCGTAAATGTAGTTTGTGCTTTAATAAATCTATTTTGCTTTATTAAAGACAGGATGGATTGATTTATTTTTAGAAAGATAATGAATTTGTCTGTTGGTTTTAATCTTGATTGTATGCGGTGGTTCGTTTAGGTAGTATGACAACTTATAGAATGAGTATGGATTTAATTCTATCTCATCTTCAAATGGTTCAGAGTACCAATCAACATTAAATAATGTCTGCGTACCGCTAACTAAACCAAATGGATCTGGTTTACTCTCATGAATAGCAGTGGCTGGATTAAATCCGTTATCAAAAATTTCTTTTCCGTTTTTGTCAAACAGTTGGATATTTTTGATTAGAACATCTGAATTTGATTGGTTAGACAAAACAAAGCTGTACTGATAGCAAGAGTATTCGTTCAATCTTGTTTTACGGAAATTAGAAATGTTCAATTTCACTCTATTGACTTTTAAAGAGTAAATCAAGCTAACAACACCAGTAATGGCTCCGACCCATGCAGCAGAAACATTCAAAATATCAATCAAACTAAACATCAAAATTACCTCGTTTTATTTTCATTATACCAAATTTTAGAAAGGAGAATAATGGCAGAAAGAAGAATGTTATCAAAAAAGATTTTTCAAAGTCGCCATTTTCTAATGATGCCGTTTGAAGCACAAGCGCTTTATACTCACTTGGTATTATCAAGTGATGATGACGGAGTTGTAGAAGCGTTCCCAATCGTCAGAATGATAGGTGCTAATGAAGACTCATTAGGTTTGCTAGTTATTAAGAAGTTCATACTACCATTAAATGACGATATGGTTTACTTCGTTACAGACTTTGAAGAACAAAATAAAATACGAGCAGATAGGGTTCAACCCTCACGCTATCGTGATTTACTACTAGAAAAAACTAATTTAGTGGTTGACGGCAAGCGTGTTACAAGTCGAAAAAAATACATTGACGGACAAGTGTCTGACAAGCGTCTGACAAGTGACGGACAAGTGACGGACAAATGTCCGCATAGTATAGGTAAGGATAGTATAGGTAAGGATAGTATAGGTAAGGATAATAATACATCTATCAGTCCAAGTCTAGCTGAAAATCTAAAAACTAGTGGTATTTGTATCAATGAAAAACAACATCAACAACTACTTGAATATGTAGGACTTGACGGAATGAGTTTTGATATGTTGAACCGTGCTATCGAAATTACTTCGGGAGTTCATCAACCTAGCTTTAACTATCTAAAAGCAATTTTGGAAAAGTGGAAAGAAAAAGGGTTTACTTCACTTGAACAAGTGGACGAACACGAAGAAGAAAGACAGAGCGCCAAAAACTCAACTCCAAAAAGCAGACGTGTTGGAAACTCAATCATCCAAACTTATGATGATCCGTTACCTTTTTAGAAAGGGGGTTGAATGGAAAAATTAAATCTTGAACCAATCTATTATGTAAACGAAAACGAAATATGCAAAAAGCATTCTTGCTATATGTGGACGTTCAAACATCCAGTCAAGGCCAAAGGAAGAAAAACACCTTACCAGCCTACCTTTTGCCCTGAATGTCAACGTGAAGACATGGCACGAGAGCAAGAAAGAAAAATCGGTGAAGCTGTTATCTCTTCAATTTTGAATGGAACGTATGAAGTATTTAACAGAAATAGCATCATGCCAAGCGACATGAAAGAAGCTAGTTTTAATACTTTCACAGTATCAAATGAAATTGACGAGCAAGCGAAAAACTACGCTTTGAGAATTGCAAGACACTATTTCAACGGTGGTAAAGGTAACGCAATTATTCTTGGAAAAGCCGGACGAGGAAAAACGCACCTAGCTATCTCAATCGCTAAGAAGTTAAATATCGACTTCAAAGCGAATAACGAGCCAAAAAGCGTACTCTTTATGAACGTTCCTACCATGTTTCAGAAAATCCAAAGCGGGTTTGGTCGAGCAGATGCAAGGACAACGGATGAATGGTTGGACTTATTGAAGAAAGTCGATTATCTGATTTTGGACGACTTCGGAAAAGGTGAACAAGCGCCCTGGAAAATGGATTTTATGTATAACTTGCTAGATGCAAGAGATAAGACAATCATCACAACAAACTTGACGGGGCAAAACATGAAACAAGCCTTTGACTCTAGCTTGGTCAGTCGAGTTGCTAAAGGCGCCAAGGATTTGACTTTCAAATATCCGGACAATTCAGAAGACAGGAGGACGTTACCATTTTGACGACAGAGGAAAGAAAAAAGCTGATAGCTGAGTTTGAGAAAAACCACTATCAACTATCAACACTATTAAAAGAACGCTTACTGATTACAACGGACGAGCGTTTCACTCGCAAGCTGGATGAAATGACTTATTACGCCACGAACGGTAGCGTGTATACATTCGCAAAATAAAAAAAGTCCCCTGACGGCAATCGGGGACAAGACAAATATTTCTAAAAGGATTATAACATGAAAAATAAAAAAGAGCAATGGAAACCACAAATCGTGAATATCATGGCTGACGGTTCCGTAGTAGACGACTTGACAGGGTATGCAATCCCAGCGGGCCATTCATACTACGATATTATCAAACCATTTTACGAGGGGGCGTAGCCATGAAACTATTTACTAAATTCAAACTCAAACACGAGGTTTTTTTCAAAGTAATCAATCTTGACTGGAGAGTCGTCGCAATCGAGCTTATGGATGACCTGAACGAAGAGCGCAAACGTCGTTTTATGACAGAACAAGAAAACTACGACTTGAAGCAACGACTAGCCATCTACAAAGAAAAAGAACAATTAAACCAAAAGGGAGCACAACAACATGATTAACGTACTAAAAGCAATCAAAACGATCAAGAAAATTGAACAACTTCAACGAACAATGCACGACTCAAGCGTAGCATTCCTGCTTATGCAAGACATCGGTTTGATGCCTGAAAGTGAAAAAGGCAGAGTCAAAGCTAAATCGCTGCATGACGTGAGCCACGTTTTGAAGGATGTCTTGGACGGGAAGTCACTAGATGACGCTATGGAGCGACTTTCAATCAAGATTGAAGTCAACGAAGACAACGAAGAAGTGGAGCAAGAAGAAGATGACAATACTAGAGATTGAGAGCAAGCTCTATCCATGCGTAAACGTCAACGAACGCAAGCGCCTGAAATGGTACAAAAACCACGACATCAAGAAGTACCTGAAGGAGATTTCTAAACTTTGGAGAAAGTACGAGGACAAACTTGATGGACGGATTGTTTAACTACGACAGGGACATGATGGAGCCACCTGAAGAGCGAGAAGAACTTGACCTAAGCGAGTATGTATATATTGGGTGTGGTCAATATCGCTATGTAGGTGATGAAATTTAAAGATGAAAGGGAGCACACATGATCAGCAGAGAAATGAACGCAATCGAAATTGAAGTTTTGAACCTGATTGCAAACAAAGGAAGTTTTGAAAAACCTATCTCATCAAATGATTTACGAGGTGAGACAGGGTTGTCAAAGCGTCCGCTTGAACAGGTAATCGAAAGCCTAAGGGTAAACTTTGGACACCCGATTGTGGCTAAGAAGTTTAAACCAAACGGCTACTATCTTCCTAAAAACGAGGAAGAAAGGCAGGCAGGTCTGGCACCATACAGACGGCAAATCCTAACCGAGCAAAAGAATTTGTCCATCGTTATGGCTGTGGATTTAGAGGAGTATTGGAATTTAGAGCATGATTGAAGAATTACTTGCAGAAATCGACCGATGGCGCTCTGACTACATACATCTCGGAGTTGAGCTCGGAGAAATTATCGACAATCAACAAGATATAATTGTAAAACTACAAAACGAAAATAAACGCTTGAAGCGTGAAAATTGGAACCTTAAGAAGACGAAAGGAAGAAAGAAATGACAGACACAACAACAATGTTAGCAAACATGATTTTAATTGCACTTGAAAATCAAGAAAGATGGGTTAGTGAGCCACACTTTGAAACATTATCAATTATTGAAGATATTAGAACATCTAATAAAATCATCTCAAAACAAGTGGATGAAGACGGAGATGTGATTGAAAGCTTTGAAGGTTATAAGAACCAAGAACTAGAAGACAAGTTGAAATTAATTGAAGCTACTTTCAAAAAAGATGAAGCAGATTATAAACGTTACAATAGTGCGAAAATCAATGCTATGGAGAAAAACCTAGGAATGATTAAGTCTATTGTGAAAATGTATGGAGCACAAAGCGAGGAGTAAACATGGCGACACTATACGAACTTACTGGACAATTCCTTGATATTTACAATATGGACTTGGACGACGAAACAAAAGCAGATACGCTTGATAGTATCGATTGGCAAACGGACTACGAAGAAAAAGTCGAAAACTATATCAAGGTTATCAAGAATAACGAAGCGGATATCGAAGCACGCAAGAACGAGATCAAACGACTAACTGAATTAAACCGAGCGGACGAACGCAAAAACGAGCGCATGAAAGAAGTCTTAAAAGAGAGCATGGCACTAACTGGACATGAACGGGTTGACACACCACTATTTAAAGTGTCTTTCAGAAAGTCTGAAGCCGTAGAAGTTGACGACTTGCTTTTACCTGAAGCGTACAAAGTCGCAACTTACAAACCTGATAAGAAGCGCTTGAAAGAAGATTTGAAAAACGGACTTGAAATTTTGGGCGCTGAATTGGTAGAACGTAAAAACTTGAGTATCAGATAGGATTTGAAATATGAAAAAATCAGAAACACTAACAGAGTTTAGCAAGGCTTTTGCTAAAACACAAAAAGAAATGAAGCAACCATTGAAAGATGCAAACAATCCATTTTTCAAAAGCAAGTATGTACCGCTTGAAAACGTGGTTGAAGCCATCACAGAGTCAGCAAGTAAGAACGGTTTATCATTTACACAATTCCCGTCAAGTGATGAATTCGGGAATGTGACAGTTGGAACGCTAGTGATGCATGAGTCGGGAGAATGGATTGAATATGATCCAATCAAAATGAAACCAGTTAAAAACGACCCTCAATCTATTGGCTCAGCTATCACTTACGCTAAACGTTACGCATTGTCAGCTATTTTTGGGATAACAAGCGACCAAGACGATGACGGCAATGAAGCAACGCAAACAAAAAAGCAACCAGCAACAAAAACAAAAAAACAAGATGAACCCGTTATCTCGGTTGAGAAAGCAAACTACTATTTGAAAGAAATCGCTAAAATCTCACAAGAAAAAGGTAAAGAAGATGGCTCAATCGTCAAATGGTTCTTACAACATTTAGGAGTTGCTGATTATAAACAAATCAAAGAATCACAAGTAGAACAAGCGGATATGCTTTTGAACAAACTGAAAGGAAACTAAAACATGATTAACAATGCCGTACTTGTCGGAAGACTTACGAAAGACGTAGAACTACGTTACACCCCGTCAAACGTGGCAGTCGCTACGTTTACCCTTGCGGTCAATCGCACGTTTAAAAACGAAAACGGCGAACGTGAAGCTGATTTCATTAATTGCGTGATGTGGCGACAACAAGCTGAAAATCTTGCGAATTGGGCAAAAAAAGGCGCATTAATTGGAGTTACTGGACGTATTCAAACACGAAGCTACGATAATCAGCAAGGGCAACGTGTTTACGTTACCGAGGTTGTAGCTGAAACGTTCCAGTTGTTAGAAAGTAAAGGACAAGGCAACCAAACGCAACAAAGACAGCAAGGGCAACAACAAGCGTCCGATTTTTCCAGGAACGCAAACACAAACCCGTTCGACATTTCGGATGATATGTTGCCGTTCTAAGAGGTTAGATCATGGAAAATAGAAAAATGACTGTCTGGGCATTGTTTGACAGTGGGAATGGCAGCTATACAAAAGGCGCAAACGCCCTGAATAGTTCGGGGGGGGGCGAATATTGAAATATATCCAGTCGGTATAGATATTGAAAAAAAGAATAATCATTTTATCAATTTAAATCTTGCTGATTATAACCGGCTTTTTGGAGATAATACACTTTTTGAAACACTTGACAAGTTGCCAAAGCCAGACTTAATTATAGCAAGTCCACCTTGTGAAAGTTGGAGCGTTGCGAGTGCGATGGATAGAGGGAATGCTTGCTGGAAACAAGAGCAAGGGGATGGATTGTTTGAACCTCAAATACCACTTTCAAATTTTACTGTAAGATACGCTAGCGATTTTGAAAATTATCAATATTATCCAGATAAACAACTTATGAAACGGATCAATGGAGAGTTGTGTGCTTTCAATACAGTTGAAATCATAAAACGATATAAGCCAAAATTTTGGATAATTGAAAATCCTGCCTATGGAAGATTGTGGGAATATATCGAGGTTGTGCTAGGTTTTAAGCTGCCTTATGAAAACCATACAAGATATAACAATTATGATTATCCTATAAGCAAACCTACACGTTTTAGTGGGAATATAAACTTAAATTTAAAAAATGAAAAAATACCAAACGAACTAGATTTCAAAAGAGAGTTTTCGGGTTCGTATAATGAAAGGTCAAACATCCCTCAAAAATTAGTGATAGATATATTTACTAAAATCTACAATGAATTTTGTACTGGAGAATGATTGCTGCATGGAAAAACTAATTTTAAAATTTGAACTTGATAGAAAACAGATGATTTCAGCGAATGACAGACTACACTTTCAGAAAAAAGCTAAAATCACAAAGTTTTTACGACAGTTAGCGCATTATGAAGGGCGGAATACTTTACTAGATTACTTTGGCTTACCTTTTAACGAGGAAAAGCCTTGCAAAGTGATTGTTTGGGTATTCGCCCCGACTAATCGCATATATGACCCGCCAAACTGGTCACCAACGAGTAAGGCGCTATTAGATGGCTTGACAGATGCGAAATTTTGGACGGATGATAATTACCACGTTATCAAGTCAACGGATTTTCGACATGGTGGAAAGTCCGGAAACAAAAAATATAGAATTGAACTTGAAATATCAAGGATGAACGAAAATGACATATAAACAACAAATGATTGAATCGCTAGAATATTCAATCGAAGTAGCAGAAGCCAAAATCGAAGAATTGAAGAAGCCAAGTCAGAAATCAGCGGCGCACATGAGAGCTGCTGAAAGAGATTTTTGGAAGAAGAAATTGAAAAGGTATCAAGAACAGTTAAAGGAGTTGGAAGATGAATAAAAAAGAATTGATTGAGAAATACGAGTATTTGAATCATAGCTATTTCAGAAGGGTTGATACGTCTGAAGTTTTGAAAGATTTAAGACAACTAGACGAACCAGAAATGGGTCACGCAGACGAAGCACCTCGCTATGTCAAAAACATATTGGCAAGATTACGAGAATTGCCATTGCATAATCGTGAAGTTTGGCTAAATGCTATCATGGGTGAATTTGAGAAAGATTTCAGTCATTCAAAATGGCGTGAAGGGTACGAGCAAGGAAAATTTGAGGGGAAATATATACCTGAAAAAGTCAAAGTTCCGCAGTTTGTGGCGAATTGGATTGCAAACGTAAAAAGAAATGGTTTTAAATTCAGAAATTCTTCAAGGTTCTATGAAGAAATAGTATCAAGTGATGATGTGTATCGTGTTATGTATTACATTTTAAAAGAAAGCATTGCAGGGGAAGCTATAAGAATTTGGGTTAATGCGAATAGAGACGCTTTCGCTCGAGCATGGCTTGACGGCTACGAGGTCGAGAAAGAAAAGCGGTATCGTGTTAAATTCATCCAAACCGGGCAACATATCGCAAAGAATATTTATCCGTCAGGCGAATATTTTGTCATCAAGACCAGCGCTATTAGTTCTACTGATAGTTTCACCCGCAAAGAACTAGAAGAAGCTGGCTTTGGCTGGGTGTTCGATTGTGAGGGGATTGAGATTGAGGAGGTGGAGTGATGGAAGATACTATTTGGTTAGAATGGATTGCTGAAGTTATGGCAACTAAGCCTGTTGGCAATTTATTGCTAGAAAGCAACCGTGGTCAAGAGGTAGTTGACTTGCTATTAGATTTAGAAAGAAATGATTTTAATTGGCATAGAGGAGATGCTGATACTTTCTGGATAGATGCTCAGATGTGTATTAAGTACAAATTAACTAATGCTGAGATTAAATTCTTAGCTAAACAACAACCAGGCGTTGTGAATTACCAAAAGCACTCAAAAGAGAGAAATGCTTATGCGGAGATGATGAGAGGATTGCAAAAATTAAAAGAGCTTAATTTTCCAGAAATCTATAATCATTCGTTATCTCCAGAAGAAGAAAAGAAAAAATTTGAAGAAGAAATGGCGGTTGAGCAAAAGTACATATCGCCTTATCAAAAATTAGATGAGTTTGAAAAACGATTTTTTGAAAATCAATTTTTATTTGGTCAAAAAGTGATGGAAGCTGCAATGAAAATTGTATCAAGCGAAAAGAAAATATCTGTTGATAACTTCTTCAACATCGGAAGCCATCGAATTAAATTCACGGTTGAGGAGGTGGAGTGATGGTACAAACACTTGAAGAAAGAATGAAGATTCAAAGCAAATGCATAAAAATCCCAAGGGGAATCAGACCGTTTGATGTAGGTTATCGAATAGTAAACAAAAACGGCCAAGCGCTAGCTTTAAGAAATGGGGCAAGTATATTCGCTCAACCCTCGCTTGCTGAAAAAGCAATAAAGAAAGAGTTTGGGAAAAATTATCCAGACTTTGACGTTAAGAAGCATTATGTTGAAGAGGTTGCTATTATCAATTTAAGTGAATTTCATAGTTATTTTGAGGAGGTGACAGAATGAGCCTTACGCTAAATAGCAGTATAACCGAACTAATTCTTGAAATTGGGAATCTGTTAAATTCTCCCAAAAACAACACAAGAACTTTTGCACTTGAAATTCCAAACCAGTCTTTCTTTCTAGAAATCACAGTAAAACCTAAACAAGTGGAGATTGAGGAAGTGACACCATATAGCATGAATAAAATCATGAAAGATGAACAATCTGTTTTTGAAAAAGACAATAACTTTCATAAGCAAAAACAAAAAGAAAAGAAGAATCCGATTTTTAAACGCAATAACCTGAAAAGGAAGGCCAAAAAATGAAAGACACACTAATTCGCTTCTTATTCGCAATGTGGCTTATCACTATTTGTTTATTATTTATAGAACGTGAAACACAAAAACCCTTGCTAGTGTATCACGCTGATAGTAAATACGCAATCATTGGAAAGGTTGAAGAAAAACGAAAAATCGGAAACTTATTCACTATCACGGTAAACGGGAACGTGTTTGTGGTGAGTGAGCAGAAATATAAAAATATTGAAATAGGAGAAGAGGTAGAAATTTGAAATTTCTTGATCTATTCGCCGGCATCGGTGGATTTCGTCTTGGAATGGAGTCCGCTGGTCATGAATGCGTTGGATTTTGTGAAATAGACAAATACGCTAGAGCAAGTTATAAAGCGATACATAACACAGAAGGAGAAATAGAGCTACATGACATCACGACAGTATCAGACGAGTCTATTCGAGGATTCGGAAGTGTGGACGTTATCTGTGGAGGATTTCCGTGCCAAGCTTTCAGCATTGCGGGACACAGACGAGGATTTGAAGATACACGAGGAACTTTATTCTTTGAAATCTGCAGGTTTGCATCTATTCTCAGACCTAAATATTTATTCCTTGAAAACGTCCGAGGATTGCTCAACCACGACGGGGGGCTACATTTGAAACCATCATCAGAACCTTGGACAGACTGGGGTATGATGCGGAATGGCAAGTTCTTAATAGCAAAAATTTTGGAGTCCCACAAAACAGGGAGCGTGTGTTCATTATCGGACATCTTAGAGGAGAACGTACCAGAAACGTTTTTCCTATCGGACGAGAAAGTGAACAATCTGATCGTCAACAGTCAAAAATAGAAATAGTAGGGAATACTAAAAATCCAAATGGCACAAGTCAAGGAACAGGGAGCGTTGTTTATGACTCTAATGGTTTGATTGGTACTCTTTGCGCTAGAGATTACAAAGAACCTAAACAAGTCGCTATACCTGTGCTAACTCCAGATAGAGCAGAAAAACGACAAAATGGACGCAGATTTAAAACAGACGGAGAGCCTATGTTTACGCTGACTGCTCAAGATAGGCATGGTGTTGTTGTAGGGAATGAAATAAAAAAATTCGGAACGATTCAACCAAACTTTAACCAAAGCGGAGTTGTTTACGAAACGGATGGCATCTCACCAACAATCAGAGCATACCAAGGTGGAGGACTTGAGCCTAAAATCAGAGTCAAAGAAGCAACCTCGCAAGGATATGCTGAAGCAGAAATTGGCGATAGCGTGAACCTATCTCATCCAAACTCTAAAACACGCAGAGGACGAGTAGGTAAGCAAATTGCAAATACTCTTTTGACCGGTGAAAGTCAAGGGGTGGTAGAGCCTGATTATAGAATTAGAAAACTAACACCCCGTGAATGTTGGAGATTGCAAGGTTTTCCAGATTGGGCTTTTGACAAAGCGCAAGAGGTAAATAGCAATAGTCAATTATATAAACAAGCAGGGAATAGCGTGACAGTCAATGTTATTGCTGCAATAGCAAAGGAATTAGAATAAGAGGTAAAATTATGAACTACAAAACTACAATCAATGGAAAAGAAATCGAATACGGTGCACTAGTTGAAAAATCACATTTTTCAGACGAAGAATGGTCTGCTATTTATGCAGAGATTGCAGAAGAAAATTACCCAGAAATTTTTGAAAAAAGAAAATCGGATACTGCATTTATTGACACGCTTGGTGCTTTGACTTCACTAGAAGAACGATATGAAGCATTACTAGAGCTACTGCCACAAGATCAATTCTCTCGCGCTGGCACTCATCCAAAATGGGTGGCAGATGCAGTAGCAGAAAACACTCTGAACAAAGTGGATACACAATACGATGTGTCTGATTTAATCGAACGATGCGAAACTCTAGAAGAGTTGAAGAACGAGCTGACAGAGTATTTTGAATTGGAGGAATTGTAGGAGTTATCATGAACACACTAGAAAATGTAAAGCAATGGTTTATTGATCGCGACCTTGAAAATGGTGGACGATTAGACAAGCAGTCACTCAAGCTCAGCGAGGAATTCGGTGAGCTATGCGCTGGTTATCTCAAGAAGAATGAGAAAGTGGCCAAGGATAGCATCGGAGATTGTGCAGTTGTGATTGTCGGTTTAGCCTTACTAATCAAGGAAGATGTAAACAAGATTTTTGAAGAATCCGATAGCATCCGTAAGAAAGATGTGATGGAAAGCTTTATCTCACTTAATGCGAATATTAGTGAGTTTCAGCTATCGCAAGGATTTGCTAGCAAGGAATTATGCAGGCACAATCTAGTACGCTGCATTGGTTATCTAAAAAATCTTGGATATGATTTTGATGAATGTTTTGAACTGGCTTACCAGGAAATTAAAGACCGTAAAGGTCGCTGGATTGATGGTTCGTTTGTGAAAGAGGGGGATTGGATAGATGAGAGATATGCTTAGAGTATGGATAAAAGAAGAAAAATGTTTCGCAGACTACATTGAGACAATTCGATATTACGAAAAAGAAATCGATTTGTACTGGGGTGGAATTTGTGAAAGTGACTGCTTTGATTTTGAAGATGTTATCTTTACTCAATCAACAGGCCTCAAAGACAAGAATGGTAAAGAAATCTTTGAGGGGGATGTAGTTGATTACAAAGGTAGAAAAGCAGTTGTAAAATGGCACGGTTCTTACGCAAGTTTTATTTACATATTTGTAGATGAACTACAAGAAATGGTTTCAGAATGGCATCCACTATTTCTAGCTTCTTATCATTTTGAGATCGTCGGTAATATTTATGAAAACTCAGAACTGTTGGAGGTTGAAGAATGAAACCAGAACAAATTGACAACGTAAACAAACCAAGTCACTACCAAGGTCGGTATGGTATGGAATCTATCGATGCTTTAAGAAATTTCATGACACCTGAACAGCTGAAAGGCTTTTATCTCGGAAATGCTTTGAAGTATCTACTACGTCATCAAAAGAAGAACGGACTCGAAGACCTAAAGAAAGCTAGAAAGAACCTTGATTGGTTGATTGAGGAGATGGAACATGAGAATTAAAACATCGAGTTGCGCAATCGTCAACGTTAACAACATAAAACGAAGCATCACAATCGAAGAAATCGAGCTCGGTTCAGATTGTCAAGCGTTAGTATCGAAGCATCAAGATGGTACAGGTACGATCATTTTAGTCTTTGATGGAAAGATTGTATAAAAGGAGGTAACATTTGAGAGCATTAAACAGTCGTGAGCTATACTACCTGGATAGAGAACTTTCAAAATTTAAAGAAGTTGATCGCGACATCTGGGTTAGAACCGCTGAGATAATGGCTAAGAACGGCGAAGAACTAGTAGGTAGTCGAGGAAATCAAATCAGCAAACCTACCGAAAATACAGTCATAAAACTATGCAGTGATGTACCTCTAAAAAATCTCGAACTATTCAAAGAAACCGTTAAAACATTCTTAAAGGAACTCACACCAGAACAACGAGAAATATTTGATTTAAGGTGGGGGCAGTCAGAATTGGAATGGGAAGAAATTGCTGGTAAACTATTCGTGAGCGACGCAACCATTTATCGCAAAAGGAAAACAATTTTAAAAACCTATGCAAAAATCAAAGGGATTGCATAAAATGAGAATAAAAACTATTGTATTCTCACTTTAAACGATATATCATGATAGCATGAACTTCTGAAACAAAAACACACATCACACTTTAGGAAACATCCTTAATTCTAGTCAGAAAAGTTGTCCAACAGGAGTGTCATCAAGAGTCAGCATTTGCTGACTTTTTGTTTTATAGAAAGGAGGTAAAACATGGAATATGTATCACCGATTAAAGATAGCGACGACATCCAGGCCATGAAAGATTATCTGAAAGAATGGAATGAGATGTATTACATGCTATTCATCACAGGTCTGAATACTGGATTGCGAGTTGGAGATATACTTACCCTGAAAGTGAAAGATGTCCAAGGCTGGCATATCAAACTGAGGGAACGTAAGACTGGCAAGCAGATAACTAGACGAATGACCAAAGAACTCAAAAAAGAAATGAGAAGATATGTTGAAGGTAAACCATTTCATCACTTCTTATTCAAGAGTAGACAAGGACAAAATAAAGCAATCACTCGTGAGCGAGCCTATCAAATCATTCATGAAGCAGCTGAAGAGCTAGGAATTGATAACGTAGGAACTCACACGATGCGCAAGACTTTTGGGTATAAATACTACAACAAGACGAAGGATGTAGGAACATTACAGAAGATGTTCAATCACTCATCACCAGCAATCACGCTTAGATACATAGGAATTGAGCAAGCAGAGCTTGATGATGCGCTACGGAACTTCGTCATTTAATTTTTTAGATATTACTTTCACATAATGAGTTAAGCATAAACTAAAAAAATGAAACGCTTTGAAACCTATGAATAGTAAGGGTTTAAGATTTAGAGTGAGTTTAACAAAATATAAGATATGTGAAAGTGAGAGGTAAAACAACATAAAAAAAGGAGCACAACATGATTAAAGAATATCGTGATAGTTTTTTTGAAATTGGAGCAGCTAGCCAACTAAACAAGGACATCAAAAATAATCCAGGAGTAAATTATAAGATAGTTGGATACCATGTTATTCCAACGAATATTGGACCAGGTCGTACATCTATCCTTGTAGATTGGGAAAAAGAAATACCTAAAGAGTCTAACCCAGAAGGTTCAGAATTTACTCAAAAACGTTTTAACTTACCTGACAATCCACAATGATTTTTAAAGTGAGAATAAAAGCTATTGTTTTCTCACAAAAAAAGAATTATTATGATAGCATGGATTTCTTGTATGAGAGGGGATAGGTCGCCGACCTGTCCCTTTTAGTATTGAGAAAGGAGGTTTGAGATGTACAACAAAACTATCAGACCAACCTTGAAGTCTAAGAAGTGGGAGAAGTTTCGTGACAGGATAATGCGTAAGCATGATTATCTTTGTCAAGAAAGTTTGCGCTATGGAATTTCTACTCAAGCAGAAATGGTCCATCATATTTTCCCTGTGTCAGAATATCCTGAACTTGAATTCGTTGAATGGAATTGTTTGCCATTGACAAATAAAAAACATAACACGTTTCATGACAGAGTGAATGACAAAGTAATTAATCAGGGATTGTATTGGCAGAAGAAGCGAAAAAAAGATTTTGAGGATTTTTATAAAGCCCCCCCACCTTTTTAAAATTATTTTTTGGCTATTGGGTACCGGTGAAGGGAACTGTTTCCAAGTCGGAGCACCTCAGACAAAAAGGGGATAAAAACTAAGCAATTTTGACGAAAGGAGGTAGTTTTTGGCTAAACCAATTACAGCGAAGTCGATTAAGTCAAAAGTTGTCAAACAGATGAAGGACTTGGGCACTTATCGTAAAGAGTTTGAAATGATCATTGATATCTTTGCAGGTATGCTCTATCAGTATCAGAAACTTGCTCAAGATTATGCTGACATGGGTTATCCAGTAACAGACACCTACGTCAATAAGGCTGGTGCTGAGAATGAGCGCAAAGTTCCAATCTTGACAGCGATGGAAATTTTGAGGAAAGACATTCTCAGCTACTCTAATCAGCTGATGATGAATCCGAAGTCGCTTGGTGAGGTAGTAGAACAAGAAGGTGATTCAGTTCTTACTGAGGTCCTGAAGTTCAAAAACGAAATCAAGAAGAAGCGAGTGACTGCAAATGGGTAATCTTGATAAAGCGAAAGAGTATGCTCGGCACGTCATTTCTCACAGAGAGGAACATTGCGAGGAGAATATTCTTGCAGCTGAACGTTTCTTGCGTGATCTTGAAAATCCTGAGTTTGAAATGGATGAGGATATCGTTGATTTCGTTGTCCACTTTATCGAGAACACGATAGTCCATCAGCAAGGCGATGATATGTTTGCGGTGTCAATCCGTAACAAGCCATTACTCTTGCAACCGTGGCAACATTTTGTAGTTGTAAACCTGTTTGGCTTTTACTACAAGGGCACAAATGAGCGTAGGTTCAAAGAAGCGCTTATCATGCTCGCTCGTAAGAACGGGAAAACATCATTTACTGCTGCAATCGCTCTTGCTTATCAGGTGCTAGATACAGATAGCGGTTCAAAATGCTACATTGTGGCAAACTCAGTCAAGCAAGCGATGGAAGCATTCGGTTTCTTGAAGTTCAATGTGGACAGATGGAACGATAAAAATATTCGTATCAAAGACAACAACCAAGAGCACTCAATCAGCGCTAACTTTGGCAATGAAGGTTCTTTCTTTATCCAGGCGCTAGCCAACGATGAAAGCCGTCTGGACTCTTTGAACGGGAACGTTATCATCCTAGATGAAGCTCACACGATGAGGAACAGTAAGAAATACGGTCTTATGAAAAAAACAATGTCAGCATACCGAAATAGTATGCTTTTTGTTATCTCTACGGCTGGGGATATTCCTACTGGTTTCCTTGCTAACCGTCTGAAATACTGTCAAAAGGTTCTCAAGCAATTGGTCAAGGACGATTCCTTATTCATGTTTATCTGTAAAGCTGACCAAAACACAGATGGCGATGTAGGAGATTACCTGGATGAGAACGTTCTAAAAAAAGCTAACCCTTCATGGGGTGTGACGGTATCGCTCAAAGCTCTGAAAGAAGAAGCAGAACAAGCTATGAATGATCCACAGACTAGGAATGAGTTCTTCAACAAGACCTTGAATGTCTTCACAAACTCTATGAATGCTTATTTCAATCCTGATGAATTCATCGCTTCAGATAGTAAATACGATTGGACATTAGAAGAGCTAGCACGCTTGCCTATTCAGTGGTATGGTGGTGCTGACTTATCAAGAATGCATGACTTGACAGCGGCTGCTCTCTATGGTGTCTATCATGATGGTGAGAAAGATGTTGATATCTGCATCACACACGCTTTCTTTCCTCGTATAAATGCTCAGAAGAAAGCTAACGATGACGGTATTCCATTATTTGGGTGGCAGTCTGATGGTTGGTTAACGATGAGCAATACTCCGACTGTTCTCTATGATGATATCGTTAAATGGTTCATCAAGATGCGAGAAAAAGGGTTCAAGATTGCTGCTGTTGGGATGGATAGGAAATTTGGTAGAGAATTCTTAACCAAGATGAAACAAGCTCGGTTTAAGATGATTGACCAACCCCAACTTTTTTGGCTGAAATCAGAGGGCTTCAGACGGATTGAGTTCAAGGTTAAGAATAAAGAATTTTATTATCTTCACTCAGATGCTTACGAATATTGTGTAAGTAATGTTAGAGCTATCGAGAAAGTGGACGATGCTGTGCAATATGAAAAATTAGACGGTGACGGTGGTACTGCAAGAATTGACTTGTTTGATGCCAGCGTTTTTGCTTGTATCCAAGCTCTGGCAAATCTTGGTAAGAACCAGGATGTCATGAGCTTCTTCAAGTAGAGGGAAAGGAGGTGAGAAAATGGGGCTTTTAGATAGGATTTTGAAACGAGGTAAAACTCAAAGTGGCACAAATGTTATCACTCATTCAGACTTTGGTTTATTTCTGGACGGTGACGGCTACGTTCCTTTGGCTCGCAATCCTGATGTGATTGCAGCAGTCAACAAGGTGGCTGACATGGTATCTAACATGACCATTCACTTGATGGAAAATACCGACAAAGGTGACATCCGAATTAAAGACGGACTAGCTAGAAAAATTGATATCAATCCGTGCGACAATATGACTCGTAAGACTTGGATTTTCAAGATTGTGCGTGACCTATTATTGTTTGGTGATGGAAATTCGGTTCTTCATGTTGAGTATGATCCTGTGAATGATTATATTTTGAACCTAAGACCATTCGCGATGAGTGAAGTATCTTTCAGAAGTGATGATAACGGTTATGTCGTAAATTATCGTGGCACTGATTACAATCCAAGCGAAATCGTACACTTTGCAATCAATCCAGACCCAGACAATCCATTTGTAGGTACTGGATATAGACTTGCTCTGAGAGATATTGTTAGGAATTTAAACCTTGCTACTCAAATCAAAAAAGGATTTATGAGTGGCAAGAACGTTCCAAGCTTGATCGTGAAAGTCGACTCTTCAAGTGGAGACTTAGCAACTCAAGAAGGTCGTGACATGGTTGCTAAAAAATATCTCAGCACTAGCCAATCTGGTGAACCGTGGATTATCCCTGATGCTCTTATGAGTGTTGAACAGGTTAAACCGCTAAGTTTGAAAGACATCGCTATCAATGAATCTGTTGAAATTGACAAGAAAACAGTTGCTGGACTTTTGGGAGTTCCAGCTTTTATTTTAGGAGTTGGAAGCTTCAACAAAGAAGAATACAACAACTTTGTCAATACAACGGTAATGAGCATTGCAACGACAATCACTCAGACCTTAACTAGAGATTTACTAGTTTCAAACAATCGGTATTTCAAACTTAACGCTCGCTCGCTTTATTCTTACGATATTACAGAATTGTCATCAGTAGCACAACAGATGACTAATAGCATGGCAATGCGTAGAAACGAGTGGAGAGACTGGTTAGGAATGCCACCTGATCCTGATATGGATGAGCTCCTTGCTCTTGAAAACTATATCCCACAAGATAAACTCGGGGACCAGAAAAAGTTGAAAGGAGGTGAGGAAGAAGATGAACAAACGCAATAGTTATCGCACCGCTCAATTCAAAACACGAGAAGAAACTGAAACTGGTGATTTGATTTTGAGTGGGTACTTTATCAAGTTTGATGAAGTTACTGAATTATGGCCAGGTTACTTTGAAGTGATTAAGCGTGAAGGTGTTGAAAAAGCAATCCAAAACGCTGACATCAGGGCATTGTTTAACCATGATGATAGTTTAGTGCTTGGTCGTACTGGAAATGGAACGGTTACTTTAGGTGTTGATGAAATAGGACTTTTCGGAGACATCATAATCAATAAAGAAGACCCGCAAGCTATCGGAGCATATGCTCGTGTTCAACGTGGAGATGTGGTTGGTTGTAGCTTTGGCTTTATCCCAATTAAAATCAACACAGAAGAACGTGATGATGGTTCGTACCTGGACACTATCTTAGAATTAGAAATCTTTGAAGTGAGTCCATGTACTTTCCCAGCATATCCACAAACGGAAATTGCTGCACGACAAAAAGACTTTGAAAGTCAACAGCGTGCCAATCGTGAAGCGCTAGACAAGCGCAAGAAAGAAATTAAGGAGAAATTTAATCTATGCACAAATCATTGATTTTAGGCGCTCGCATGCGCAACAAAGCAGATAAGGTAGTAGAGCTTGAACAATTAATCGAGGAATTGAACAAACGCTCTGAAATTGAAGCTGCTAAATTGGAACAAGCTAGAAATGATGAAGAAGTTTCAGCAGTTGAAAAGAACCTTGAAGAACTCCAAAAAGAATTGGATGAAAAGGAAGCAGAAAAAGAAAAACTTGAAGCAGAAATCGAAGATTTGAAAAATCAAATCGAAGAACAAAACCGTAAAGCACCAACTTATCCAAAAAAAGAAGAACAACGTGGAGGACAACAATTGGAACAACGTGACGCAATCGCAAAATTCATCCGTACGGGACAAACTCGTGACATCGTAGGTTTGAAAACCACTGACTCAGGAAGCGCAGCTCTAATCCCTACCGAAGTGCTAAAACCACACTTTGTAAACAAAACACGCAACCCACTTTTGGACCTTGTTAGCCGTGTACAAGTAAATAGTGGCACTGGAAAATATCCTGTCATCAAGAAAACAGATAATAAAATGGTTTCAACTGAAGAATTGAAAACTAACCCAGAACTTGCAAAACCAAATATCACTGAAGTTGACTACTCAGTTAAAACATATCGCGGTTACATCCCTGTGTCACAAGAAATGATTGATGATGCCGATTACGACATCATGGCAATCGTTGGAGATGAAGTGGCAAATCAAGGTGAAAACACCGAACTTTCATTGGTTGCAGCAGTCCTAAAAACTGCAACTCCAGCCGATGCAACTGGATTTGATGGTATCAAAGACATCTACAACAAAAAACTTAAACCAATTTATAAAGCAAGTATCGTAGTAACTCAATCAATGTTTGCAGCTCTTGACAAAGTAAAAGACAAAGAAGGACGCTACATGCTTCAACCTGATGTTACTTCACCTACTGGCTACTCTTTCGGCGGAAAAACAATCTACCCAGTAGATGACACCGTATTTGGTAACGAAGGAGAAATGAAATTCTTTATCGGAGATGTCTCTGAATTCCTTAAAGAGTTTGACCGTGCACAAGTATCTGTTAAATGGGTGAACAACGACATCTATGGACAATTGCTTGGACTATTCATTCGCTTAGATGTTAAGAAAGTAGATGCAGCTGCTGGATTCTTTGGCACTTACACTGACGCTGTCGGGTAAGGAGGTGGCCTTTGAGCTATACAGTAATTCGTCCATTTAAGGATTTGAACGATCCTGAACAACATGACTATTCTGTTGGTGATACCTTTCCTCGTGAAGGGCACGAACCGACTGAAACTTTTATCAACGGTCTTTTGAATGGGTTGAATAGTGCTGGCTCAATCTTCATCGAGGAAGTGCCAGACGAAAAACCTAAAAAAACAAAAACTAAACAAGTTGTAGAAGAAACCGTTGCAGAAGAAGAGGAATAAACATGAATGAATTTCAGCTTTTAGAGTTGCTGAAACTCAAGTTAGGTATTACAACCAAACTGAGAGACAAGCCGCTAGAAAAAATCATTTCAAGTGTCATCACTGAATTGACCGACAATCTCGGTGTTGAGCTTGTCGGTGACCGTGCTGATCATGAAATGTTTATCGTTGACTATGCTGCTTATCGTTACGAAGGTGGAGTGGATATGCCACGACACCTTCAGTGGCGATTACACAATTTGCAATTATCGTCAAAGAAAGAGGTTAAGAATGTGGAACAATGAAATCACACTGACCTCTAGGAAAATCAAAGGTAAGGACAAACTCAAACAACCAATCTACGAAGATGTTGAAGTGACAATTTTGTGTCGTAAAAAGAAAGTTACTCGCTCTGAATTTTATCAAGCTAATCAAGCAGGATTAAGACCGAGCTTGGTTGTCGAAGTTCACAATTTTGAATACGATAACCAAGAACATGCCATTTTCGAAGGCAAGAAATATCGTGTCTTAAAAACCTATCCAATCGATTCTGAAATTTTGGAATTGACTTTATCGGAGAAATTAGAATGAGCATCGACCTCGCTGATTTTATCGCAAAAGAGCTAGCTTCATATTCAACCGAGTTTTCTGAAGGAGTAGAAAAGATTGCTGAAGAGGTAGCAGAGGAAGCAGTACAGGAGCTAAGACAAACCAGTCCGAAACGATACGGAAAATATCGTAAAGGATGGAAAAAAAAGAAGCTAGCAAATGGCTCTTACGTTGTCTTTAATTCTGTTGCTAGCCTTACTCACCTACTCGAGAATGGTCACATCCTACGAGGTGGTGGTCGTGTATCTGGTATAGTCCACATTAAACCAGTTGAAGAAAAAGTTATCGAGAATTTTGAAAAAAGAATCAAGGAGATTGGTCAATGAAACTTTCAGAGTTTGCTGATATTTTAGAGAAATCAGCCTTACCTGTAACTTACCGAGCATATCAAGAGGGAGATGTCCCTGATATGCCTTACCTGATTTACTACGAATCTAGTCCAGCAATCAATGCAGCCGACAACACAATCAATCATGAGATTAAGAGCGTGACAGTCGAGCTTGCATTTGAGCGTAAGGATGAAGATTTGGAAGAGCAACTAGAAGAGCTGTGGAAATCCCACGAGCTCTTTTTTGAAGCTCAAGAAGAAACATTTATCGAGACTGAAAGGTTATATGTCAAGCCTTTCACAGTCTATCTATATTAAGGAGGAATGACATGCCCGAAAACAAAGTAACGTTTGGTTTAAAAAATGTTCACATTGCACCTGTAAAAACTATTGGTGCAGATGGAGTGATTACTTACGATGAAGTATTCCGTTTCCCTGGAGCAATGGACTTGACTCTGGATCCAAAAGGTGATTCTGGAGCAGTTAAAGCAGATGATATCGACTATCATTTCATCAACTCGAACGAAGGATATGACGGAAAACTTAAAGTACCTCATATCATCGAAGCATTTGCGACTAAGATTTTGGGAGAAATTAAAGACTCTCAAACTGGTGTCATGACTGAGAAAGGAGATGCAGAACCAACAGCATTCGCCATTATGTTCGAGTTCTCAGGTGATAAGAACAAGACTCGTCACGTTCTTTACTACTGCTCAGCAAGTCGACCATCAAATGGATCATCAACTAAAAACGGTACAAACGTGAACGAACGTGAGCTATCTTTCAAAGCTAGTCCTCGTCCACTTGACTCAGTTATCAAACGCTCAATCACTTCAGCTGATAACAACGAAGTCTACACTAAATGGTTCGAAAAAGTTTATGAACCTAACTCTGTTGGGTAAGGAGAAATAAATGCGCAAAATCATTATGGTTGGCGAGCAAGAGTATGAGTTAGGAACAAGTGCTTATACTCCAATCGCTTACAAACAGCAATTCGGCAAGGATTATTTTCAAGATTTATTCTCAATGTTGCAAAATCAATCCCTTATGTCTGAATTAAACAGACTTAATTCTGGCGAAAAAGAATCTAATGAAGTTGACATTTCAATCTTGTCAGACTTTGACATGACATTCTTTAACCGTCTGTTTTGGACCTTTGCTAAAACTGCAAATCCTCACATCAAACCTTACGAACAATTCTTCATGGAAATGGAAAGTTTCCCAATCCAGGAAGTCGGACCTGAGTTGATGGAAATGCTAAATGCAAGTATGTCAACAAAAAAGTCCCAGACCAGTCAGAAACAGCTAGCGAAGAAATCTTCACAGTAGAATCTTATCTATCCTGTTGCAAAGAAACAGGGTTGTCTATTGATGATTTGAAGAATATTTCAATCGGAATGGCTTTAGATTATCAAACAGATTATGTGAATTTACGAAGCGAAAGTAAAAAAGGTGAACGAAAAGCCAACCAAGCTGATTTTGACAATTTTTAAAAGAAAAGGAGTGCTGAGAGAGCGATTCTGAGGTCAAGTTCCTTGACCTGACTGCATTATCAGTCATAGAAGTTCTCTCAGCGCTTTTTATTTTTTAGAGAAAGGAGGAAACATGGCAGGAAATATTAAAGGCATCAAGATTGAAATTGATGGAGACACGCAACCCTTACAAAAGGCACTCAAGAATGTCAACAAGGCTGCAACAGATGCAACACAAGAATTAAGACAGATTGACAAAGCATTAAAATTCGATACAGGGAATGTCACTCTATTGACTCAAAAGCAAGAGCTTTTACAAAAACAAGTTTCTACAACCAAAGAGAAACTAGAGACCCTAAGACAAGCACAATCTCAGGTCGAGCAACAATTCAAGAGTGGGAACATTGGTGCTGATCAGTATCGAGCATTTCAACGTGAAGTTGAAACTACTAAGAATGTCCTAAAAGGCTACGAAGGCAAACTTGCCAATGTCAACCAAGCACTTGCTGAGAATGGGAGTGCCACTCAGAACAACAAGAACCAATTAAAAGAATTGCAAAATGAGCAGAAGCAACTGGCTAGCGAGAATGAAAAAGTAGTCAGTTCATTCAAATTGCAAGAAAGTCAGCTAGGAGCTAACGCAAGTGAAGCTGACAAGTTGGCACTTGCTGAGAAAAGGATTGGAGCTCAATCTGATATTGTTGCTCGGCAGATTGAAAATCTAGAAAAGCAATTAGCTCTTACAAAGCAAGAGTATGGTGAAAATTCAGCTGAAGCCAATAAAATGGAAACACAGTTGAATCAAGCTAAAACAGCTTACTCGAATCTCTCTCAAGAGATGAGTAACCTTGGGAATGCTGGCAAACAAGCGAGCGGTTCTCTTAGCGAAACAAACAATCTCTTAAAAGCTGAATTGCTCAATCAATTTTCTGAAAAACTATCAGACATCAGTCAAAAGTTGGTTGATTTTGGGAAGAGTGCTTTGGAAGCTTTTCGTCAAGTTGATGAAGGTATGGACATCATTGTCACTAAAACTGGCGCTGGTGGAAAAGCACTTGAAGACATGCAAAAAATTGCAAATGATATTGCAACGGAGCTACCAACTGACTTTTCAACTGTTGGGAATGCCGTTGGAGAAGTCAACACACAATTTCAATTGACCGGAGAAGCATTGAAAAACGCTTCAGAGGATGTTATCAAATTTTCAGAAATAAATGGTTCTGATGTAACCAATGCGACCATACAATCAAAACAAGCATTGGAAGCTTATGGATTGTCTGTCGAAAATTTATCTGCTGTTTTAGATTCGACCACTTTCGTGGCTCAAGCTACAGGTGTTTCGGTAGATGACCTGATGAAAAAGGCAACTGACGGTGCACCTCAAATTAAGTTGCTAGGTCTAAGTTTTGAAGAAGCGGTCACCCTTATTGGCCAATTGGAGCAACATGGTGTTGATTCATCTGCTGCATTGTCTGGTTTGACAAAGGCTGCAGGAGCTTATGCCAAAAAAGGCAAATCTATGACAGAGGGTTTGAAAGAAACCATCGATTCTATCAAAAATAGTAAGAGTGAGACGGAAGCTCTTAGCACTGCGATGGAAATTTTTGGAGCCAAAAAAGCTCCTCAAATGGTTGACGCAATTAAACGTGGAGCACTAAGTTTTGAAGAATTAGGATATACATCCCAAGTATCAGCCGGACTAGTATCCTCAACATACGAATCTACGCTTGATCCTATTGACAAATTTAAAACAGCTCAAAATTCAGCTACTTTGGCCATGTCTGAACTAGGCGCTGCGATTGCAGAAGTCTTGGCCCCTGTTTTTGAAATGCTAGGGAATATCGTCAAGGGTTTTGCTGAATGGTTTGGTGGCTTACCTGGACCGATTAAAGAGTTTGTAGTGGTTATGGGTACTGTTGTAGCTATTGTAGGTGTAATTGTCCCTATATTTTTAACACTACAAGCGGCTGCAACTGCTTTGGAGATTTCGATTGGTGCAATGATTACAGCTGCTCTCCCAATTATTGGAACAGCTTTAGCGATTGTTGCTGCTGTTGCAGGAGTAGTAATTGCTTTAAAATATCTCTGGGATACAAACGAAGGTTTTCGTGAAGTCGTTACAACCGTTTGGAATGCGATTCTTGAAGTCATCAACACAGTCGTATCAGAGATTTCTAATTTTGTTATGAGCATCTTTGGGACGGTTGTTACTTGGTGGACGGAGAACCAGGAACTTATCAGGACAAGTGCTGAGACTGTCTGGAATGCCATTTATACGGTCATCAGTACAATACTGGATATACTTGGCCCCTTGCTCCAAGCTGGCTGGGACAACATTCAACTGATCATTACAACAGCTTGGGAAATCATCAAGACCGTTGTTGAGACTGCAATCAATGTTGTTTTAGGCATCATCAAGGCAGTCATGCAGATCATCACAGGTGACTGGTCAGGAGCCTGGGAAACAATCAAGGGAGTGTTCTCAACTGTCTGGAATGCTATCCAAAATGTTGTTCAGACCATCTTCACAGCTATCCAATCGTACATTTCAAATACGATAAACGCCATTTCAAGTACAATTTCAAATGTATGGAATGGAATTTCAAGTACAATTTCAAATGTATTAAATGGTATTTCAAACACTGTTTCAAATGTTTGGACAGGAATCAAGAATTCAATCGGGAATGCTATAAACGGAGCCAAAGACCTTGTAAGCTCTGCAATAAGTGCGATTAAAGGTCTATTTAATTTTAGTGTTAGTTGGCCACATATTCCACTACCTCACTTTTCAGTGAGTGGTTCAGCAAATCCATTGGATTGGTTGAGTCAAGGTGTGCCAAGCATCAGCATCGAATGGTATGCTAAAGGCGGTATCATGACGAAACCGACCATTTTTGGAATGAATGGCAATAACCTTATGGTTGGTGGTGAAGCTGGTAACGAAGCAGTATTGCCACTTAATGATCAAACGCTTGGTGCTATCGGTCGAGGTATTGCTCAGACAATGGGTGGAACTTCACCGACCATCAACATTACTATTACTGGCAATACTGTCAGAGAAGAAGCTGACATCACTAGAATTGCTGACGAAGTAGCTCAGAGAATTGCTGATGAAATCCAACGTAGAAGCCAATTGAGAGGAGGTATGGCATGATAAAACATAACGAACTTGTGATTGACGGTGTAAGAACATCGTCTTTTCCATTTAAGGTCATCGTCCATGATTCTCCCTCGGTTGC